ATTATGGCTGACAATTTACGAGTACAAAATTCAGCAGGAACAGAAACTATGATAGCTGCTGATGGTGATGGAGCAGTAAGTCTTTATCATGATGATGTTGTAAAAGCACAAACAAGCCAATTTGGTTTTGATTTACCAGGTGACAACATTGAATTAAGACTTGGTGCTAGTCAAGATTTAAAGGTTTGGCACGATGGTACTAACTCAAATATTTTAAATAATACAGGTGCATTAAAATTCAGGTCTGGCTCATATACTTTTAGAAGTGTAGATGATTCCACAAATAGTATAGTTGCTGATCCAGCAGGAGCAGTAGACCTATATCATAACGGTACTAATATGGCATCAACTACATCTGCTGGATTTAGAATACAAGATGACAGAAGATTAGAAATTGCAAATGGCTCTAACTGGTCTGGAGAATTAGCAGGTAAAATAGAACATCATGCAGCTAATATGTACATTCAATTTACCTCAAACTTTATTGCAAGAAATTCGTCTGGGTCTAATGTATTTAATGTTGATAGCTCTGGGAATGGTATCTTTAACGCAAATGTTTCTGCCTTCTCCGACCTCCGTTTAAAAGAAGATGTTAAGACAATAGACAATGCTCTTGATAAAGTTTCTAAACTTAGAGGTGTTGAGTACACACGAAAAGAAACTAAAGCCAGAGAGATTGGTGTTATTGCTCAAGAGGTAAAAGAAATCGTACCTGAGTTAGTTTCCATGGAAAATACTAAATCAGATATTAACCCAGAAGGTTTAGAAGATTTACACACAATGAAGTATGCGAATACAGTTGGATTACTTATTGAGGCAATCAAAGAATTAAAATTAGAAATAGAAGAATTAAAGAAAGGTTAAAAAATTTTTATGACCCTACCCTCGTCAGGCACTTTGAGTCTAAATGCCATCCATATCGAAGCAGGAGGCAGTTCTGGTACTTCTTGTTCAATTAACGATAGTGATATAAGGGCATTAATTGGTAAAGGCTCTGGTGCAAGTATGAATTTTGCTGAATGGTATGGAGCATCATCATTTACTGCTGAAACACAATTACTCATAACACCAGCATCTTCAGGCATAAAATTCTCAAACCCTGGGTACAGCACATATTCAGTAGGTATTGTTCCAGGAACATTAGGCTCTGCTGCTGATAATCAAATAACATTAGACCAAGGGCAAACTTGTGTATTTCATAGTATAGGTGGGTCTTCATTTATGTCTAATAATGCATATTTTGATTTTAATGGGTCATCAAGTTCTGGTGGTGGTGGAATGAGTAGAACAGATTATTTAGCAGGACACTATTGGAGATTAGGCAGCATTGGTGGTGGAAATCACTTACTAGGTACATCAGTTGCATATACTGCGTCAGCAGGTTTTATTTTTACTGGACAAAGATTGAATCAAACTAACTGGACGACAGGCGCACCTCTAGGTACAGGTACATCACAAGTCACAATACAAGTATATTAATTATGAATTTAGATTACGAACAAACTTTCAACGACATTGATGAAACAAAAAGATTGATGACTATGAAACCATCTGTTGAGACACTCTCAACTTTTTCTTATGTCATTCAGTCAAATGTAGCTGCAAATGTTTTAGACCAACTTATTTTTAAAGCTGAAGTTGATTCTGCAAGAAAGTGGGTACTAGAAGCTGGCTTTAGTTTAACAACACATGCATACGATTTTTTACAAAAGAAAATTGTAGAGGTTAATGCTCCACAAATGACTGAGCCTGTAAGAAAGCCAATAATAATATGACCGATACTAGTAAAAGGTTTTTAACTACAATGTCACACACAGGAGTATTGTATGATGACAATTTAGAATTTTGTTTTACACAAGATGCTAAACAAGGACAGTCTAATTATCGTTTTGAATACGATGGTATGGATGAGCCATCACAAATAGATTTGTTGAATGATAATCCTAATATTGTTTCTTGGGATTATGTAAGAGATGGAGCTTTTCAAAACATATTAACTGAAGGCTCTTGCACTTTAGAGTTTAAGTGGACTGATAATGAAAACATTACGCAATCAGATTTAGATGAATACGAAACCTATTTGTTATCACAATTAAATTGGAACATAACAAAAGATTTAGACAATAAAACTTTTACTGCATCGTATAGTTATGATGCTCCTTTTACAGAATGGTCTCCTGCTCCTGTTGCTTATTTATTAAAGACACCAGAGATTAAGTTAACACTTGATAGTGATAATAGTGAAATACTTTGCTGTTCTCGAAAGATGGAAGATTGGTCAGGATGGAATATCAGAAACATAGACATTCCTGCTGCTACCACAAAATCTTTAGACAGACCAGAATGTACAAATTGTTATATGGTTTTCTGTAAAGAAGTTTCTATTGGTGAAACTGTTATAGAGAAATGGGCTGTAAGAAACATGTCATCAGAGTCTATTGATGTCACAAACAATAATGATGAGCCTTGTAAAATAGTTCAATACTATAAATAAAAATGACAGATCAAGCACAAAAGAATAAAGAAGATATAATTGAGATCAGGGGAGAGCTGCGTCTTATCAATCAAAAATTAGATACCCTGGTAGACAATCATATTTGGCACATCAATCGAGACCTATCAAACATAACTAAGATTATTATTACCGTATCAACAATTTTATTTTCAGGAGTTATTACCCTACTCATCAAGGCCTTCTTTATCTAGTGGCCTTATCAAATACTCGTGGCTTAGTTGCCGAGCTGCAAGCTCTGGCATACCTGGCCCAAGATCCTAATGTCCTATGTTTCACAGCAGCTGGAGGATTAGGTCCTATAGATATTATAAGTGTAAACAAGATTACAGGGGAACATCGGTATTACGATGTTAAGTATGCCTCCATGAGAAAGAGTCATAAGCCCACACATAATCCCATGATCAATCGATCATTAACAGAACAACAAAAAAAATTACCAGTAAAGGTGGAGATAATATATGTCGATAATAATAACAGAGTCACAGTTCGAGGTTAATCAAAAGCATTACCCAAGTTTTAGTTTTAAGGAACTTGCTTGCCAGGAGACTGGAGAGATTGCCTTGCCAATAGATTTTCTCAAGGAGCTGCAAAAGCTCCGTGATGCTTATGGTAAACCAATGATTATAACTTCTGGTTATAGATCACCAAAGCATTCAATCGAGTCTAAGAAGTCCAGCCCAGGATATCACTCAAAGGGAGCTGTCGATGTTGCCGTGAGTGGTGAAGATGCAATACAGTTATTAAAAACAGCATTAAATCTAGGCTGGACAGGAATTGGTATAAACACTCCATCGTTTATACATTTGGACCGAAGACCTAACCCAACAATATGGAAGTACTAATATGAATCCTTTGATGTTAATAAAACCACTTATGGGTTTAGCTGGTGGCCTAATAAAAAATCCTGTGGTGGATCTTGTAATTAGTAAAACCACTTCAGCAATTTCTCATAAACTTGAGAAGGATAAAATTATAAAAGCAAAAGAGATTGAGGCTGCAAAGCAAGTTGATGTTGCCAAGATTGGTGTACAGTTAGAACAAGTCAAGCAGCAGGAGAATAGTTGGAAAGACGAATGGCTTACAGTTTTTTTTACTGCAATAGTCCTTATGCATTTTTTACCATGGACACAGCCTTGGATGGCAGCAGGATGGGAAATCCTCAAATCTGCAAATGATTATTTCTGGATAATTATTCTTACAATCGTGGGAGGAAGTTTTGGGGTCACAACTCTTAACAAGTTTAAAAAATGATCTGGATCATAACGGCTATGATCTGGCATCATGACTTGCCACAGCCAACATACAGTACATTTAAAGAAAAAACTTTCAGCTCAAAAGTAGAATGCCTGGACCATGTGTTCTGGGAACGAGCTGATCTGGTTTACAAACTTGTTGATGTACACGGTGTAAAGGATGGTAAGCAAATCAAAACATGGGCCTTCTTTTGTGAAGGAGAAGAAGTAAACGAAGTATGAAAAGATTAGATCTATCGGAAGACTCTAAAATTAGTCTCCCTGCAAAAAATCTTTTAGCAATTTTGGCTGCCGTAGCAATAGGTACTTACAGCTATTTTATGCTCCTTGAAAGAATGACGGTTGTCGAAACAGAGCTGCAATTAATTACTAAGGACCTGGAAGCTGCTAATGATTTTATTGAAGGTGTTCCTAAAGGAGACATGGTCAGTCCACAGATCCAAGAAATCTACATGCTTGTCGAGTTTCTTGCCGAGTCTGTTGAGAAGTTAAAAGCACAAATGGAAGAAGAGATTCCAATGATACAAAAGAACGACATGGTCATACAATTTCATGAAGAAAGAATAATTGATTTAGAACAAAAGAATGGAACTCACTAATGATTGAAATGGTTTTTGTAATGCTCATGATCCAGAACGGATCAGTCATAGAGTATATTCCCACACAGGGTATCTCTGACTGTCTTAGCACTCGTAGAGTAGTCACTAGATCTATAGGTCCAGAACAACAGGGAATGAGAGTTGAATGTAAAAACATGCGTGTCGAAATGACAGAAGACATGGGCCGTTTAAAAATTAAAAAGATCTATGAGGAAGCCGAAGAATAGAATAATCGGAAACTGTGATTGGTGTGGTAAAGAGCTAATGGCTTTTGGCACTCCGTTTGTAGTTGAAGAGTACCAAGTAATTTATAAAAAGTTTTTCTGTCACACAATCAAACCTGAAACTAATTGTCTGTATAAACATTGGGCCAAGAAGAAAGCTGAGTTCGTCAAAGACGGACCTGGAGGCCTAGACCAGAATTGAACTGGTGTACGAAGTTTTGCAGACTCCTGGATAACCACTCTCCCACTAGGCCTAACTAGTACCTCTAGTACCATATCCAAAACGGTATATCTACCATAAACAAATCCCTACCATAACAAGTACCACCTACCTAAAATAATAATAAAACTCCGAATCCTTAACGACTGCAAATCCCATGCGTGGTTGAAAATCGTAGCTTTTTTACATCTCAATCAAATTTTTTTTATATTTTTTTTATAGGAAAACTCCCCATTTTTACTAGTACTGGTACTAGAATAAGTACTAGTACTTGTAAACATATCCGAAAAGGCATATATAAGGACTGTAGCAATTAAGCTACAAAATTATAAGGAGAAAAAGGATATGAACTACAATCCAGAACTAAGATTTTCAAGACAAGTTAACTACCCAGATCTTGCTTGGAACATACAAGCCTTTATTTATTCATATAAAGAACAAGGCAATCAAAAAGCTATCGATGGTTTATTTGCTCTCGATGTAGCTTACAGAAACCAAAGCAAAACTTATGTCGATTTTTCTGATAAGTATAAAAACTATTTCAATCAGAGAATTGAGAATGACAAGGTGGTAGCCTAATGATCGGAGTACAAAAAGTAAATAAGTCAGGCACGGTATATTACCGTGTCGTGACTTCAGCTGGTACTAAGTCATGGTCAGCTAAAAAGTTTGGAGCAGCTGAGGCTAGAAGATTGGCCCAGGAGTTTGTTAGCAACAACAGAACTCCAGTTGCTGCTTCTAAATTTAAGCTGCCAACTTTAGAAAAAGTTATCTTGGATTATGAAGATTACAAGTATGGCAAGATTGAAGCCTCAACTTGGAAACAACTTAAAGTTGTAAATCGAAGATGGCTTGAAACAAAAATAGCTAACATGAAGATTGATGAGATTACAGCCAAGGATGTGCAGGATGCTGTAAAAGAGCTGAAAGCAAAATACTCTGAGGATGCAATCAATAGATCTGTTGTTAGATTAAAAGCTGCTGCTAAGAAAGCTGAAGTTGATTATCAAACTAAAGATTATTCTTTTAAAAATATGATCGATGGTTATGTCAATGAAACTAGCCTGGAGGAAAAAGATAGAAGAAAAAATATCGAAAGACCTATTCCTTCAGTTGATGATGTTAAGAAGCTGCTTGCTAAATCACAAGGGTACTTACATACATTTATTTGTATTGCCGTGATGACTGGCTTGAGACCTTCTGAGATCAGAGGATTGAAATGGGAAGCTATCGATTTTGATAACAACTCAATATCAGTTAGCAGTAAAGCTGACGAGCAAAACAGATTATCAGTAAGACTTAAAAATAAAAATGCTTACAGATCTGTGCCTTTAGTTCCTCAGCTGAGACAAATGTTGTGGCACTTAAAAACTAGACCATCAGCAATACCTCATGGGTTAGTGCTGCAAACAAGAAACGGTAATCCTTTGCCTCATAATCAGATTAGTGCAGCATTGGATAAACTTAAAAACAATCTTGGCATTACAGGATGGGTAGGCTTGCATGGTTTCAGACACTACTATGCAAGTGTCCTTCTTAAAAATATGATCCAGCTTGGATTAGATTTTAAACAAGTGCCAGCTATCTTAGGCCATAAAGACTTTGGTTTTACATCGTCTGTATACGGCCATGTCTTAACGAATGCCCAGGAGCATAAGCTGCTTTGTCAGAAGCTGGACGGCTCTTTGCTCTTAAACTAGGTTTTTCAGGGGGGTACTTAGGTATCCCCTTGGCCTGATCTTTCAATCCTCGTGCATCCTGAAGCCTTTTTTTAGAACAAATCTTACAAAAATTTAGCTGTTTTCCGTTTTTATCAAAGTCATAGGTGAAGCCATCATTTCTTTTTAGTAGTGCATTAAAACGAGTCTTGCAGCAGCTGCATTGCAGCTGATACTTCGTGTAGTCTCTGGGCATGCATGATTATCCCTGATCACTCATTACAAAGTGATCATATAAAGCATCCAGCTTGTCATCTTTTGTCTTATCTATTCTTGGTATCTGTCTTACAAAAGCAATGACACTTGAGTATATATCTATCATTTCTAGATCAAGAGTTGATCTTATTTGTCTAGGCTCTCCTAATTTATGTTCGTGCTTCATTTCCATTTCAAGTTTATCTATAGTTCTTTGCATGCCATCACTTATTTTTTCTTGCAGCTCTTCCCATCTTTCAAATGCTTTGTCTGATACATTCTCAGGACTCTTGTGCCACATATTTTGCCAGGTTGCTTTACCTCTTCGTCTACCCATAATTATCCCTCCAGGTTTGGATCGTTTATTAATTTGTCTAAGACAGCTCCTCTAATTGTTATTGGTGTGCCGTCAGATTTTCGTAATGATCGTTTGCTCATTTGTTGCAAGCCCTCGGCAATATCTCCATATGATTGCAGCTGGGCTGTAATGTCATAACCTACTTCAACAAGCATTGAGTAATGTACTGTTCCATCTTTCATCTGTGGGTGCAGCTTAACTACATTGATTGCCATGGTCTCAGGACAATACTGAACTTCTAAATAAACTTTTTGATTATCGTGATACAGAGGAACTCTTACACATGGCCTTCTGCCATGGGGTGATGCATACTGCTCTGGATAATTATTCATTGACAGCTCTCAATGATCTTATTCGTCCAGGTATCTTTTCTAATACTCCCTGATTAATAAGATTGGTTGTAATTGTGTATGCCTGGCTTCTGTATTTGAAGCCCATATGCTCTGCTATTTCATTCTGACTTGGTCCATAGCCGTTGTCACTCCAGAACTGAATTACAAAGTCTTCAACTTTTTTTTGTTTTGGTGTCATCGAATTGACCCTCCTTGCTTTGTAAATCACAAGCAATTGCTGCATAGTTTATTATGTCCAGCCAATTGTCTTTTTTGAAACCCTTCTCTGATCGGCTTAGTTTTTCTATTATTATGATTGATGCTATGTGATGTGGTTTTAAATTAATTTGTAGAAGTCCAGAAACCATACGAGCTGTACGATCAAACCTAACTTTATGATTGCCGTAGGTCTTACCTCGTTCTCTAAATATTGCTCTAGCTTCTTCTAATATATCCATAATTATTTTTTTAGTTAGGTGGGCCGTAGGTAAAGGAATAAATCCCACGGCCCATGTTGACTAGAATGGTGCTTCGTCTTCTAGATCAGCTGTATCGTTCTTTACATATTCTTTCTTTTCAATTTTTGGTTGAACGGACACAGATAGATGACTTACACCCTTCTTGTCTTCTTGCATCCAAGCCGAGGCTCTCCAGTTGGTATCATCTCCAACGGTAGCAGGACCAGAGTATTTAGGGGGATTAGATTTATACTTACTGGCATCAGCTGGGTACAATTTGATTGTGACTTTTTCAACTTGCATTGTCAGGTCTCCTTCCATTTTCTAGTTGTTTTTTATATAGCTGATAATTGTCATAAACTTTTCCATAAGTATCGATATCTCGATCTCTCAATCCATCCATCCATTTACTTACTTTTGGATCTCTTATGACATTCTCCAGCTTGGCTAATTGAGATGCTTTAGATAAGCTGTTCGTCACTTTCTTAAACATCTCGGTATCCGAAACTGGTGAGGTATCTTTTTTAATTACCCTATTTTTTTCCTCACCAGCTCCGTGATCTTTGCTGAGTTCTGCCTCGTTAACAGGCAGGTCTTCTCCTGCAAAAATATAAATTCCTAAACCAAACATTGCCATGCACTTAACAAGGCATCTCATCTTGGCCGTATTAATATTCATGCTGTTAGGCTTAACTATTGGTTGATTGTTATAATTTAAAACTGGAAGCCACATTGATCTTGTAGTTTTGCCAATTGTAATTGAACACTCAACAGCTGCTGTACCATCAGCATAAATCTGAACATCTCTTGTAGATTTCAGTTCACCGTTATAATAATCCCAGCTTTTAAATTCATATGTTGCATCTGGGTATTTACTCATAAGCAGCTGCCAGGCATCAGCCCACGACAGATAATCAAACTTTCCTTTTTTCTCTTTGTACTCGTTTGCATTTACTTGTGATAAATCATTCCAAATTTGTTTTGTCATACATCCTCCCCTGAAATTGTAATTAAATGCGTTCTATATTTTTGTAATGCTGTGTACATTATATGCTCGTCTGTAATCTTTAATCCTGCCTCAGTTATATCCTGTGCAATTGGTGATACTGCTTGCATTAAATTTCTACAACTTGTTAAAAGTTCTTCTATTTCGACATGACCTTTATACTTTCCAATGTAATAAATGTTATTCACTTATCTTCCTCCTAGTGCTTTGGTTATTATTTCTTTTGCTTTGATTACAAACTGATCCCCAATGTTCCAATAAAACATATGGTCAAACTGAGGATCTATTAATCCAAGTAAAGTTTTTAAGTCACCCTTACTAGCTTCAATAAGATTGGCTCGTTTCTGTGCTTGTTGTCTGTAATATTCTACATGATCCTCCATGGCAGCTACTGTAAGCATGTCAGAATTTGAAGGATCAAAAATTTTAAAACCTTTTTCATTTACATAAGCAACAAACGGTTTGAGATCTTTGTTTGTTGACCAGTAAAAAGCTGTTTGTCTTGCGTGTTCTATTTGTACATCATCAGGCAGCTTCTGTGATGAAAAGCCGTAAGTGCCTTTTGCGTTTAACTTACCTCTTCGTGGAGGTTTAGTTTTAAATTCAATAAAAGCATGTTTACCTCTGTAATCTATTCTACCTAATGTTTGTACTGGTGTGCCGTTGTCAGCATAAACAGTTGGCTCACATTCAATTTCACCTTGTAGATTGATTGCCTTGTATGCCTTATGCCAATTTTCAACTACCTCTGCATATATTTTTTTATGATGTTTGTGATGCTGCTTGTCTACATCTGTAAAATCTAGATCATGCATTTTCATATCATCCTCAATAGATTTCATCATGCCATCCCAGCTGTACCTATTGTGTTTGTCGATGATTAAGACCTCTGATGCTTGCAGCCATATTTTGTCAGCCACCATCATTGGGTGATTGTTGCCGACATAGTTTCCAAATGTTGCTTTTGGTCCTACATAAAACTTTCTTCTTTCCTCTTGGGTAAATATTGTTTTCATTGCCAGGGCAATGCCAGCTGCTTTGTTTAAATCTGTTGGTGAAAAATGATTGATATCGAGATCGATATATTCCTGGGGTATTGGTCGAGCCAATAACTCTTCAAACTTTTTGTTCTCTACCTGTTCTCGTAATTGCATTGATTCGAACTGTAGTCAAAAAACTACAAACAGACAATACAATCTTGCCTTAAAAAGACACTAAAATTTGGTAGTACTTGCTACAGTACTAGTACTTCACTTAATTTGCAGAGCTACTTGAGGCATATATGCGATAATCCTTTGCATATATTTTATGCTATTTGTCAGTACAGTCTTCTGTTCATGCTGCCAAACATTCAAGATAGTTGTGTATTTTGATACTTCGGAATGTTTTGGATCGAGAATCATAGATCCAAAAAGTTGTCCTCTTTTGCAAGTTATTAAATATTCAAGTCCAGATCGTGGACCATGTTTTTTTATTGCTTCATCAATTGTAAGTTTCTCACTAGAAAATACACAAACCTCTTTTTCTATTTTGTTTGAACTCTTATCTAGATCAAACATCAAAACTTCTGTTGATTTTAGCCATTCTTGAGGCATTCCATAGAAGTGTGGTTTATCTAAATCATGTACTTCGCAGCCGTTAATCCCTTGTTTTATCATGGTATATCGGTCAGCTGGATCTGTAAAAAACTCGGTCCAAGAAAAGCCGTGCAGCTTTCCAATTACCTTGGCTTTCTCAACTGATAAGGCTCGATGCCCATTTGCTACCCTGCTGAATGCTTCTCTGTTCCAGCCAGTCTCTTCACATAATCGAGTTATATTAATTGCATACTTTTGAAGTACGACTTTAGTTCGTGGTGATTCGTCCATGTTTATCCTTTTACTATTTATGTATAAATATTGTTTTTAAAATGTACTAGTAAAAACCTACTACCAAAACGGCTACAAATCAAACACTAATGTAGCCAATATGCGATTGAAGGATTGGAAAGAATTACATAATTTAAGCTACACAGATTTAGCTGAAAAGCTAGGTGTACAGAACAGTATGACGATTTATCGGTACTGTAATCTGAGCAGATTTCCGAAACCTGAAATGGTAAACAAAATTGAAACTGTGACTAAAATGGCTGTCACGGCTCAAGATTTTCAAAATCATTACAAGGAAATCGATGGGCAAGAAATTTAATATAGAGGATTACCGTATAGTCCGTATCTATTGGCAGGATGCCATGGATTGTGAGACTGGATGGCATGATCTAAAGAAGCTCAAATCTGCAAAAACTGAGCCTGTTGTATCTGTCGGCTACCTGGTTGTCGAAAATGATAAACAATACACTCTATCATCGGATTTTTGCACGGATGGCACAACTGGTCGTGGGATCTCCATCCCAAAAGACTGGTGTCAAAAGATCGAGGACCTGGAGACAAAAAAGCATGAATGATTTTGTAGCTGTCGGTGACAGTCCTCCATT